CACGTCGTGTCCATGGTCCGGCGCTCTGGGGTATCTCTCGGGATCGACGCCAACAACCGGTGGATGAGGTCCAGCAACTACTACGCCACCGTCTGGCGGCCCAGCGCCAACCGTTCGTAACCCGCCTGAACGCCTAGAATCGGAGAACATCATGCCCGCAACAACGAAGGTTCAGCTCGGTGCGGCCACCACGGTCCGCAAGTGGTATCTCGACGTGAACACCGGCACCACGGCCCTGCCCGTCTGGACCGGTGTCTTCGGCATCACGAAGTTTCAGCCGTCCCTGAAGCCGACGTGGGTGGACACCTCCGACTTCGACTCCGGTGGCGACATGTCGTCCACGGCCACCGCCCGCGCGTGGGGCGCCGCCTTCGGCATCGACCGCAAGTCGACGGCGTCGGACCCGACCTCGTATGACCCGGGCCAGGAGGCGCTGCGCCTGAAGGCGGAGAACATCGGGCTTCTGAACTCGATGCAGGTCCGCTTCTACGAGATGGAGCCGGGCGGTCCCCGCGTCGAGGCGTACATGGGCACCGCGGGCGTGGAGTGGTCGCCTGACGGTGGCGCGATGTCGGCCATCGACGCGGTGACGGTGACGCTCACCGGGCAGGGTCGCCGCACCATCATCACCCACCCGGACACGGTCGCATCCGTGCCTGTCATCTACTCGCTGAGCCCGGTCACCGGCCCGGCTGCTGGCGGGACCCTGGTGACGGTCAAGGGCTCCGGGTTCACCGGGGTGACGACGGTGAAGTTCGCTGCGGTCTCGGCGTCCAGCTTCACGGTCGTCGACGTCGACACGATCGTCGCGGTCGCACCTGCCGGTACTGCCGGTGCGGTGGCTGTCGTTGTGACGAACGTGACCGGCCCGTCCACCGGTGGTCCGACGTACCTGTACGTCTGATCCTGAGTCGTGGCGCGGGCGATCCTGGCTGTGGTCGCCCGCGCCGCTCAACACCCCACACAGCCGCACAGCCGAAGGAAACGACCATGTCAGAGTCCACGCCCACTGTTGGGCGCATCGTCCACTACGTCAGCTATGGCACGCCCAAGGGCGAGTTCACCTCGCAGTGCCGCGCGGCCATCGTGACGGCCGTGAACGAAGACAAGACGCTCGACCTCGCGGTCCTCAACCCCACCGGGATGTTCTTCAACCGGTCGGTCTGGGGCGACCACACCGAGAACCAGGGTGGCACCTGGCACTGGCCGGAGCGCGCCGACGCCGAGCCGGTCCACGAGCACGAGTGGGCGAACACCCGCACGATGGCCGACGGGTACTCCACGTACGTGTGCACGACGTGTGGCGCGACGTGGGCCGAGGCCTTCTGATGTCCAGACTGGACCTCACCACCTACCTCGACGACGATTCTGTCGAAGTGCCCGGCATCATCTCCACCGCCTTCCCGAACGGCAAGACGTACAAGTTCGCGTCCCCGAGCGCCAAGACCGGGCTCTTCCTGGCGTCCTTGGCTGACCTGGCCGTCAAGGCGCGCCTCGGTGGTGACATCGGTGCGCAGGCGGCAAAGTTGGAGTTGGACGACGACCAGGAGCGCGACCTGATGCGGGACATCATGGGTGCCACCCTGGACGAACTCACCGCGGACGGCGTGTCGTGGGTCCGGATTCAGAAGTTGAACCGGTACTTGTTCGTCTTCTTCAGCATGGGTGAGGACGCGGCGCGGGAGTTGCGACTGTCGGGGGGAGCCCCGGTCCCGGCGAACAGGTCGGGTCGCCGGGCCGCGAAGAAGAAGCCGACCCCGGTGACGTCCGCAACGCCGCAGGTCTCCCCCGCTGGATCGACGACGCGCCGGAAAGCACCCAAGGCCAACAGAGCCTGACGTGGGGTGCGCTCCTGGACCAGTGGTCGCTCATCGAGTGCGACCTAGCCGACCGCGGCATCGACGTCGGTGACCCCGAGTTGATGTCGTCCCGGTCGTGGCGGTGGTTGCGAGTCCGAATCCTGGGCCTGCTCGACGCGAGATTGCAGTACGTGCCCTTGGCTGACGGGTCGATGCTTCCCGTGCCCGGGTCCCGTCTTGGACGGCACTTCCAACAACCCTGAGCCGAGAGGAGCTGCAGCGATGTCACTCTCAGTCGGCGAACTGGTTGCGTACCTCAGGCTCGACATGTCCAACTTTTACGCGGGCATCGGCAGGGCTCAATCCATCCTTGACGAGCTCAATGGTAGGACCGCCACTGTCGACGTTGAAGCCCACACTGCGGGCGCTGAGACGGAACTCGCCGCGGTTGCCGTGGCTGAGGACCGGGTCGACGAGGGCAACAGGAACATTGCCGCGTCCAGTCACCAGGCCAGCAAGGGCATGGGCGCGCTTGTCGCGGCGGTCCTTCTCCTCGGCCCGGCGCTGGTGCCGATCGCCGCAGGTGCGGCCGGTCTGGCTGTCGGGCTCGGCGCAATGGGCGCGGCCGGGGTCCTGGCAATCGTCAGCATCGTGACGGAGATGAAGAAGGGGACCGCCCTGGGTGGGCAGTACTCGGTGATGCTGGGTGGTCTCAAGAGTGACCTGGCGACCCTTGAGAAGACGGCGGCGACTGGCATCCTGGGTCCATTCCAGCAGGCTGTGGCGGACCTGCAGACCAAGATGCCCGCGTTGAACGCCGTCATCGGTGAGTTCTCCACGATCACCGGTAAGACTGCTGGTGCGCTGGTGACCGGGCTCGTGGCGGCGTTCATCAGCCTCGCCCCGCTGGCCCGCGACGCCAGCGGGTACATCCTGACCCTGACGGATCGCTTTGCCGCGATGATGTCCGGCCCGGGTGTCGTCACCTTCGGTGACTACGTGCGCTCGGTTTTCCCGCAGGTCATGCAGTCCGTCGAGTCCATCGTCGGGGCCGTGTTCCACCTGGTGGCTGCGATCGCCCCTCTGGGCGTGGGGTCGCTGGGCATCCTGCGGATGTTCACGGACCTCATCAACGCCATTCCCACCGATCACCTCGCGACTCTGGTGGGGGTCGCGTCCGCGGTCTTCATCGCCTTCGAGGCGTTCAAGTTGCTGTCGGGTCCCCTCGCTGGTCTGTCCACGGCGCTGCAGGTTGTGGGTGTGTCTGCGGAGACCGCTGCTGTGGGCGTTCGGGCGCTGACCATCGCAGCCGGGGTCATCGGTGCGATCCTCGGTGTGGCGACGTTGGTGTATTCCGCCTTCGCGGATTCGCAGAGGCAGAACACGCAGGCTGCCAACGACTTCGCTGATGCGCTGCGGACGTCGAACGGCGTCATCGACGAGAGCGTCCGTCAGATGGCTGCGAAGAACCTGTCGGACTCTGGTGCCCTTGCTGCGGCCACGCAACTCGGGATCAGCCTGTCCACTGTGACTGATGCTGCGCTCGGGAACACCGACGCTATGGCGAAGGTGACCGCGGTCACCAAGTCCGCGAAGGACGCCTACATGTTCGCCGTGCAGGGTGCGGATACCATGACCACGGCAACGTACAAGAACAACGACGCCGCCAACACGCTGACGCCTGCCCTTGACGGCACGAATAGCGCGCTCAAGGATGGGGCTCAGAAGTTCAAGGACCAGGCTACCGCGATGGCAACAAGCACACCCACGATCACCGCTGCGGCCACCGCACAGGACGCACTCGCCGCCGCGGCGGGGACAACAACCGCCGCCCTCTATGCTGCCGAGGCAGGGCAGGCGGCCACCGCCCAGGCCGCCGCGAACGCCACCGCGAAAATGTACATCGAGAACGACGCCGCGGGGTTGCTCAAGCAGGCCCTGGACGTTCTCAACGGCAAGTCGTTGTCTTTGATGGAGGCGCAGACCGCTGACGCGGTTGCCACCAACGCGGCAGCCACAGCACTCAAGAAGAACAGTCTGGTGATCGATGGCAACAGTGCGGCCGCCCTCGCCAACCAGCAGGCTTTGCAGCAGAAGGCGCAAGCGTCACAGGCCGAAGCTGAGGCTGTCGGTAAAGCCACGGGTAGCACCGATGCGGCCGTCAAGGCCTACGGTGATTCTAAGGCCGCGCTAGAGGCGTCGCTAAAGGCACAGGGGCTGCTGAATCCGGTGCTTCAGGCGTACATCGACAAGTTGTACGAGGCGAAGGACCTCGTGATCCCGCCGAGGCCGCTGGACGTCGAGACGGCTGGAGCGTTGGCGAAACTCGGCATCTTTCAGCGCACGATCGACGGGTCGCACGGCGCGTCCGTCCTTATCACCGCGGACCCGCGCCCCGCCCAGGCCACGTTCAACGCGTTCATGGCGAGCATAGGTGGGCGCTCGGTCCCGTTCACGTTCGGTCACGCTGCCGGTGGTCTCATCGGCCGCGCCGGCGGGGGTCTGCTCACCGGACCTGGGACGGGCACGTCCGACTCCATCACGGGTGTGAACGCGTCCGGTGTGCCGATCGCACGGGTGAGTTCGGGTGAGTTCGTTGTCAACGCGGCGGCGACGGCGAGGAACCGGGTGCTGCTGGACGCGATCAACTCCGGTCAGCAAGGGGCCGGGGGCGGTCAGGGTGGCGGCCCGGCATTGCAGATCACCGTCCAGGGCAACGTTGTGGGTGACACCACTGTGCGTGACCTGCGCGACGAGTTCACGTGGGCCATGGTGGGAAGCGGGATCCGATGACTGTTCTGACGACGATCAGCCCGACGACGATCACGTGGCGTGGGCTCACCCTGTACGGCACGGC